CTGTTCCATTGCTACCCGCATGCACCCCCCCGTCACCACCCGTTGCTGAAGCATGACTTCCAAAAGAGGATGTCGCACCCACAGAGCCACTAGCATTACCACTTCCCCCCTCTCCCCCTGCTCCTATAGTGACGGTTTCTGTTGTTCCAAGAGAAGCAGCAACAATAAGTTTGCGGGAATACCCACCTCCACCTCCTCCTCCTGCAGATTCACCTGTACTACTTTGCGAACCACCTCCACCTCCCCCTGTGGCCTGTACTTCGACAACAACATATTTCAGACCTGCTGGTTTTGTCCAAGTTGCTGGGGATGCCGCATTCAAATAAGTACGAACAATAGGAGCTAGACTTGCCTTCCACGTTGCAGGGGTGACCACAATAGAAGCACCTGTGGCACCTGTGGCAGTACCAGCATCAACTTCCGCTTGTGTGGCTACTTCCACGGTACCTTTCACTGTGAAAGTAGCCGTTGCCACTCCTACTCCATCCACATACGCCTTAACTGCCTTCTGTGATGGAATCTTTAGATCACTGTTAGCTGCTAGAGCGGTATCTGTATCAAGAGTAGACGTTTCAATCTTGTCTGCATTTAAGTTACTAAAGTTAGTATTTATGACAGTGCGAGACGATGTAATTGTATCCGCACCAAGTATTGTGGTTATTGTACTCATACAGGTTTTGCGCTATTAGTAATACTTGTTGTTGGTTTGCTTGGATTGATAAACAGGGAGCCTGTAGCGTCCCATGTTCTTGTCTCATTAGTCCACGTCGAGGTAATAGTGCTCCACAATTCAGCGAAAGACACCTTAGTGGTGTTCGTGAGTGTGGTTGTCGGTTTTGATACGTTTGTAAGTGCCATATCAGATAGAGTTTATTGCAGGGGTAGTAAGTACAGGGATTTCATCTGTATTTCTGTTTCTAAAGTATGTTTCCATTTTGATACGTTCTTTCTCCATTTCTACTGAAACAGCTTGTAGGTTGGCAGAGCCTATTCCTGCTAGAAGCGCATCATATACAGAAGCAATAATAAAACCTCTGTGGAGTAGTGGTGGTACACCAGCAGACTTTGTGGTGTCTGCTACTGTAAAGTATGAGCCTGTTCGTTGGAAGTAGAACTTGAGTCCTGCGGTGACGCTAGAAACAGGCTTGGGGGTCAGTCTGATGATGTTGTCGGCTATCTTGTCGTACTCGGTTGGTAGTCCTGCTGTAGTAAGGAGCGTATCTTCTGCAAGGTCATTATCTGCCATGTCTCGTACGTCTAGTTTTCGGTAGAGTCCATTCGAGTCAAGAATATCTATGCGGGTTAAGTTAAGAATTGCATTACCCTGTTCATCTGTGAGGAATGAGTAGTCTGATTGGTTTGCTACTAGGTTAGTTGTGCCGATAGGAAGCTTCGTGTGGTTTGTATCATCCCATTGGAAGCGTCTATCTGCTCCGATAGCGTAACCAGTAACAGTATCAAGCCAGTTGTTGTATGAATTGACTACACGAACAGTAGGGTACTGTGTTGCATCTACACGCAACATGTTTCGTACTTGTTGGAGTCCTCCTGTGAGGTTTACTGTGTCACTAAATGATATGCTCATATTTTTTTTAATGGCTATATCCATTCCCCCACGAATGAGGGAATGAGATAGCCGTTAAGAGGTTGCAAACGGAGTAACTACTACTCCTGTTGCTAGGATTGTTCCTGTTACTTGCCACTTTGTGCTTGTCACCTTTGTCACAACAATTCTGTCTCCGATAAGACCACCTGATGTAGTCCCATTGAGAGTGAAAGAAATGTTGCTTGTAGCTACGAGTGACTTCCACGATGCTAGAGCATCACTAGAGTCAGTGTCAGTACCAACGATATTTCCTACCATCAATTCTGTTGCTGCTCCTGTGATTACTTTTAGCCCGACTGAGGTTACTGTAGTTCCGATAACAAACTCAAAGAATGTTCCGTTATCACAAGCTGCTGGAAGTGTTGTGGTAAATCCTGCTGCTGCGTTAAAGACAACTACTGCTCCTGACTCGTCTGCCCGTAGTGTACGAGCAGCGTCTAGGGTAATAATAGGTCTTCGTGACGGAGTGTTGAGTGTTGGGATGGTTCCGTTATTGTTAGCCATGTTTGTTACTAATTAGCTGATAAAGTATCTTCTAATTAAGTTACGCCACAAGAAAATCAAAGAGGATCGGTGTGACTTTGTTCCATGCCTTGAATTTAAGGTCAACGCGTGATTCAAGTCCTACTCCTGAGATTTGAGCTGAGGATACTACTGGATTGATGATAGTCTTCATCTTTCCGTATGTAGACTTTACGATTCCTACTTGGAATGCCTTCTTTACTCCTCCAAATACGTGTCCTGCTACGTTCTTAGAAGTTGAGTAGTGTTCTACACCAAGGTATTTGAAGCCTTGCTTGATACCGTTCTTGAGAACGTCATCTGCTGTGTTGAATCCTTCGCTTGAAGCCAAGAGTTCTACGAGGTCGTAGTCAGCTTCTCGCCACTGGATGAAAGCACCGTTTCGGTTCATCATCTCAGCACCTCCAGCTTCTCGAATTTCTCGCTTCATTGCAGTGATAATGTTCTTGACGTTAGAGATAGCAACAGTGATGTTTCCAGCACCGCCTCCGATTGTAGCGTTGTCAAAGTTTGTCCACTGTGCGTGCTCTAGGAGCATTCGTTTCTCAATATCTTCGTTAAGCATTGTCCCCATGTTGTCTGCAATTTCCATAAAGTCGGAGAATGTCTTTTGTGCGAGGTCTGCATCGTCAATGTGCTGTGCTGAGTACGCATAATCAGTAATCGACACTGTTTCGTCTACAGTAGCTACTGCTGTTGATGTGTAGCCTGTTCCACGTGTACCTGAACCAACTGTTGAATCAGTAAGGTATGGGTTTCTTAGGATACCTGAGTTTGTGTACTTTACCTTAAGGATTTCTTTCCACACCGTTGGTGCATCAAGTCGTTCTTGTAGCTTGGTTTCGTATTCAATTGTTGGGATGATTGCAATAAAGTTGTTGGCTAGTATTATATCTTCAAATTAATTGTGAAGAACTTCTACCGCCCGATTAAATTTTAATAATTTAATCAGACAACTTTGGTCTAGGAGTTGTAGAATTTGCCTTGGCTATTTTCTTGCTTTAGCTTTGTGTTCACCACTTCTCGGCGCATATTTGCTGGTACGTCCTCTATGGGTTTTGCTAACCAGTAGTCTACGCTTCCTGTAGCTACTCCACCTGAACGTTTGCCTGTTGGGACAGCGTCTTTAGTTTTTGTAGCTTCTCGGTGTTTCTCAAGCTTTGCTTTGAAATAGTCATTTTCCAATAAGGAATCTATGTCTGTTTCACCTGATGCTTTCATCTCGGCTTTTACAAAGTCAAATTCTGTTGATGCGATACCTGATGCTTTCAGATATCCCTTTACGTCTAGTCCAAAGTCGTCTGATTTTTTTGGTTCTTTTTGGAGTTTGTTCTTGTTTCGTTCGAGAATAGCTTTGTTCTTTAAAGCTTCCGCTTTCCAATAGTCAACTCCTTGTTCTTCCTCTTGTTCTTGTTCTTGTTCGACTGCTACTTCTTCTGACATTATTTCAAGGTTGTCTTCCTGCTCCTCAATTTCATCGTTTATCATAGTGATGGTTTATCTAGTGCGCTGTTTTGCAAAGTTGCGCTTCTTGCTACTTGTAATTATATCAACGTTCTGTGCTGTACGCAACTACACTACTTCTTTTGAACTGCACACGTTGCAGAAGCGTCCACTGTCTTCACAGTTAGAGCACACTTTATTTTCTACTACCACTTCTACCACTTCTTCTACAATTATTTTTTTCTTTGCCATATTAAACATATTAAATATATTAGTAAGTATCATATCCTAGAGTAACGTTAGCTGTACCTCCTACTGTTACATAGATTCCACGGGTTACATCAAGTCCTCCAAAGTCTATGAATCGTTCTCCTGTGGTTGCTACTACGCTAAAGGTGATGGTGTCAATCAAGACACTTCCTGTTGCTCCTGCTCCTGAACCCATAACAAGTGCTGTGAAAGCATAGTTAGCCATAGTTTCAGTTGTAGCGATAGAGTTGCCTGCTGTACCTGTATTCTTTGCGTTGAATACCTGTGTTGTGTCGGTATTGGTTGTAGCTACTACTGTTGGGTGTGCTGTTGTGCCTGTTCCATAAGTAGTCCCCATCACTCCTGAGAGGTTAATGGTTGATTTCACGTTATCCAAGAATACTGCCTCCGATGTTACCCAAAGGATTTGATTAGGTACTGCTGTTAGTCCTAGAGTTTCAGCAAGTACGATTACTCCTGTATAGGTTGTAGTGTCTAGTGTGAATGTTGCCGCATCTGTAGTTACCGCACCTGACATTGTTGCACCAGTCCAGCCTGTGTTAGCCATAGTCTCGGTGGTTGCAATAGCGTTTAATGCTGTAGTTTGTGCTGCTGTTCCGATAGTTCGTGTACGGATAATTTGTGTAGTATCTGTATTGGTTGTTGCGATTACATCTGGGTGAACCAAAGTACCTGTTGAGTATTGAGTTCCTGCTGTTCCTGATGCGTTGATAGCTAGTTTAAGGTTATCAAGCATTGTCGCTTCACTTGCACCTCTTAGAACTTGATACGCTACTGCTGGTGCTCCATAAGTCTCAGACAAGGCATCTACTTGAGTGTAGACTGTTGTTCCAATAGTTACGGTAGCTGCACCTGTAGTTATACCTGCATCAGAAGCTCCTGTGCCTCCTCCAAGTGTTGTATCCTCCCATACTGTCCGTAGTGCTGTTCCTGTAGTCGCAACTGTGTTTAGCGATGTTCCAGGAACTATTCCTCTTACTGTGAGAGTAGTTGCGTCAGACGCTACTGCTCGTACTTGTGTGTTTATTACTGTTCCAAAACCATACGTCACACCCAACATGCCAACACCTGCTATTGCATTGATAGCGTTCTTTGCGTTTAGAAGTGTTGCTGTGAGAGTTGTGCCAACCAAGATTTCATCTGCTGCACCTGTTAGTTCTGCCACGAATGTATATGTTCTTGTTCCGATAACCATTACGTTAGTTGTAACGATAGCGTCACCAGTCAAGACTGATACTGCGTGAGTTGACGCAGCACTGTTACCTGTTGAGGTAAGTGTTGACGTACCGTAGTTTGCTGGTGCACAAGCACCTGCACTTGTAAGAGTTGTTGTTGCTACTACTCCTGTCTCTGTTCCGTCAAAGATTCTGACTGTTCCTGATGTGTGACTGTTGATAATGAGATTGTTTAGTTTCCCATGACCTGTTTGGACAATTCCACTTTCTGTTATATTTTTACTTAACATATTATTCTGCGATATTAACGTTTGTCTTTATAAGTTCTGGTTTTTCACTCTTGATGCTTTCTAGCTTGTCGAATCCGTTCTTGAGTATGTTCACTCCGGACCACATGCCTCTAATGTGCGCACCTAGTTGTTCGTCTGGCACTGGATTGTCCATTGCTAACGATACAAGGTTAAAAGCTCCATTGATTAGCGGGTTGTGTTCCTTGCCTTCTACAACTCCATGAGAGTAAAGGCTTGCTAAGAGCACACACCGTACTGCTTCGTACATCTCTCTGTCTGCACAGAAGGCTTCTATCTTTACTTTTTGTAAGTCTGTTAGTTCCATATTTATGCGGTTACTTGTTCTTGTTGTTCTGGTAATTCAGTGAACTGTGCAAAATTGATTGGTGACATTCCACTTTCCTCTAAGAGTTCGTTAAATGCTTTTCCAACTCCAGGTATCTGCTGGAATGCTTGGGGGTTTGCAATAATCTCTCTCAGTACGTTAGTGATTTTGTCAGCGTTCTCTGCCATTTTTCGTTGCTTGCCTTTGATGTTCACAAACACGTCAAGAGGTAAATCATCGAGTTCCCCCTCAATAGTTTCAAAGAAGCCTCTCGTGCCTCGCTTCATAATCTCTCCTTTCTTAAGCTTTACGAGTTCGTCTATAATTTCTTGCGTCACTTCTTCTTCTGCAAGTACTAGTTTAAGTTTTTGTTCCTCTCCAAAACGCATAGACATAGTGTCTGCAATCTCCTGTAGCTCATCGAGTGTTAAATCCTCGGAGAACTTTTTACCACCGTTCATGTCCTTGACGATATAACCGAGTATCCAGTCACGGTAGAGCACATCAGCAAAGAATGTAGCAATCTTGCCTTGTCTGTATTCATGTATACCTTGTCCTTCTTGTACGATGAGGTTTTGAAGAGCAAACGGTGTGCCTGACGTTGGGTTTACACCAAGTGCACCCTCTGATGCAGAGCCGAGCATTCGAGCGTTGCTTCCCATTTCTGCTTGATAGTTTGAAAATGCAGGGAGGTTTTGTAGTGTTCCATCAAGTTTAGTTATAGGTCGGTCTGGTTCATGTTTGAGGACGGTGTTTGTTTTTAAGTCAGAGAGCTTCTGGTTTCCAAATTGGTCACTTGACGACTGGAACACGGTGAGGGCCGAGTCAAGAAGGTCTTTGATTTTGATACCTGCATAGTTATTCCATACTTGCGGTTCAAAAAGTGTCTCTACAATGGAACGGCCACACGCACGACCCTTAGAGCGTACTTGGTCAATTTTAAGAGCTTTAAAGTTATCTTTTAGTGGCTTGTCTTTACCTTCAAAGAGGGTGATGCCCGTCTTTGCTCCTGAGCTGTTAGTGTAGTAGCAGACGATGTGCATCTGTGGGGTATAGCTGTATTCCTCAGCCTCTTTATCAATCCATACCTCTGGTAAGTCTCCACGAAGTTCAAACACTTCTATGTACTTTGCATGGGTCTTTACCACTTGGTCTTCGGCAATAGCTATTTTCTTTTCTGCTGTCGCTTGCGTAATAGCCATGTCAATAGCTTCATCATCCCATTTTCCTCTAAAGGCATTAAGTTCTGCGGTAGTGTACTGGTGTTTTATACAAATAGGGGCTGCGAGTACATCTGATTGGTCACAAAATGCAAGGGTAGTTAAATCAACTACTTCTGGGCGTACATTATTTATATTCTTAACAAGAACGAGGTCGTAGATAATTGAGGTTTCAACTACTTCGTCAATGAATGTGTCGAGTTCGTGTTTACGCGCCCACTGTGGGTGGTATTTCTTTACAAGAAACGACTTGTAGTAGTTCTGTGCATCGTTTACAAACGGTACAATGTCCTTTACATCAAAGCCTTCCGAACGGAACGCTACGTTAATAATAGGGGTGACAATATCGTTGTATGGTCGCATCCCGTCATTCTTACCTTGGTGATACCATGCGTTTGATACGTTCTTGCAACGCTGAATATGCTCGTACATATTCCAGTCTTTTGAGTTAGTTATAGGGATACGAGCGGTACGCCAGTTGTTTGATTCAGCAGTTATGTACGAGAATACATCTTGGTGTTCCATGTTTAGTTAAGAAGTAGATTATTTATAAATATCTGTCGGAACAAGGCATCGTTAAAGAGTTTCCGTGATTGTATGAGATTAAGTTTTCGTTCTGATGTTGCTTTTCCTTTCTTAGCGGTGACGTATGTTTCTATATATACCATTTCAGGTTTTAATTCTTGTATGGCTTCGTCTAAATCATTTGTGGTGCGCGTAAAAATCTCACCGTTTATCTTCATCTCTAATTTGTATGCAGGAGTTTTTTTAGTAGCGGTTGCCATGTCAGATAATTGTATCACATTATATTGCAATGTTCATCACACTCTCTTCATCTCGAAGTGATAGCGGTGGTCGGAATGGTGCGCGAGCGTGAGGTAACTGCATTGAGAGGGAATCGATGCAGTCGTCTAGTTGTCCATTCGGGAAGACTCGCATCTCGTCTAGTAATTCTAAGTTATCACCTACTAAAAAGATAGAACGATTCTCCCAGCGGGGTATAAGTCCTCTAATGCGTGTCTCTTTGTTTATGCCTCGATGTTTAACAGGTGTTACAGAAAAGAATAAACTGCGCTTTCGCATTTCTTCTTCTAAGAATGGTTGAATAGCCATTGTAAACGTAGTCTCCTCTAGTCCTATGAATGTAGGGTTGTATTCTTTCTTTAGATAAAACAGGTGGTCAATCAAATCCTTGCTGTTGACCTTTAGTCTGTATGTCTTTATGTACCATTTGTTCTCTGTGGATATTCTGTTGATAGTAACTCCTGTGTAGTCAGCACTCTCTTTTTCACTCACCGCACTGTCAATGGTGATATAGCATGAAGTATCACGCTGTTTAAGTTGTTCTTCTGTCTCAAACGCAACAAATCCTTTCTTAAACTCTGCGAGCATTTCGTCAACAGGGTTGTTCATCATCTCGTATGAGAACGCAAGTGAGCCGAGTTGTCGTTGCTTGTCTTCAATAGATACCTTTCCTTCTTCTTTTGCTTGTATGTCGGTAAGCGCATACTTAGAAGGCCATGTGGGTACGTTGTCTATCATTACAGGAATGTTGCGGATGCGTATACCTGTATCGTTTTTAGCTCTGTCTATAAGCCACTGTACGTTCCCGTATTCAGTAAGGTAGTTAGCGGTATAGAGAATTGATGCAGATGGAGCCATTCCTCCCATAGCAGAGGACATATTGTTTTTTATAGTCTGTGTGACCTTTGAACTGTCCTTTGTGTCCATTGTTTCAAAGTCATCTAGCCATCGGTAGTCGGGGCGATATTCAAAGTGTTTTCTTCCTCGAACGTCTATCTGTGTGGTGCTTGCTTCAACACGGATGTTATTTGAGGTAGTGAAGTTGTCTATCTTGTTTTGCTTCATCTCGTTTAACTTGCGTTCCTTTGAGTACAAGTTTCCAAAGTCTGCTATAAGACGTTGATTGTTTAAAAGCTGAAAGGCTACATCAAAGAGTGAGCGTTCAGAGTTGTTACCACTGTATGCGTCTACGTTTATATACTTCTTACGGTCATAGCAAATAAGCCAAATAAGTGCTAGTTGTGCGAAAGTAGTCTTGGAACTTTCTCTGAAACCTACCCAGACAACTTCACGTATCGTATTGTCTGCTAAGTCTTGTACGTCCTGTATAAAATCGTAATGGTACGGTGCTAGGGGATATTTAAAATAGTCTTGGAAGTAGTATATGCAAAACAAACCAAATGATTCACCACAAAGGTATACGCGTTCTTGCTTTGTACCGTTAATTACTCTATTGAGTGCTTCCGTGGTCATGTATTAAAAGTGATGAAAGATGTTCCTTGTCTTCTTCTGTAAGGGTTTGTACTTGTATAGCTTCACCGTTTGCTCCTGTATATTCTGTGCGTGCAGCAAACTCTTTTTTCATCTTTCTTTCTAAGAACCATGTAGCATACTGTGGGTTTTCAAGTGACTTTACTACTGTTTGTCTAGCTTTTAAAATAGGTTTTTCGCGTAGTTCGTCTATTCTGTCCTGATACTCAGGCTTATTTTTTAGCCACACATAAAAAGTGTTCCTAGAAATGTCTGCATAACTACATGCTTCTGTATCACTTGCACCAATAGCAAATGCCTGTTCTAGTTTCATTACAACGATGTCAGTCATTTTTGTGGGTCTACCCCCTAAGTCTTTTTTTGCCATATTATTTCTTGACCATTCTTCTTTATTGTAGCATTACCTGTGTAATCTACGTAGCGTTGTACTATTACGTCACACCCATCTAACAGTAAACCTTGTTGCTGTTTCATTCTTCGATTCCAAGAAATGGAGGGCATTGCATAACCTACAAAGTATCTCCAAGTCTTCTGTATTTCGTTCACCTGAGAGTATACGGTCTGCCATACACTTCTTACTTTCTCTCCATTCTTTGCCCCCTCCACCATTCTTGTGATTAAATTCAAGAAAGCCCAACTCATTACAACCACAACGGACACATAAAGCTCCGCCAAGTTTATCCATCGCCCTTTGTTTTCTATTGTTGTATACATTTTTTCTTGATTGTTTTACTTTCTCTGGATGTCTAGCTCTCCATCTTCGTGTGGCTTCTGTTGATTTCTCTCTGTGTATCTCTAGTTTTTTAGGATTGCTTCTGTTCTCTATATACTTTGCCTTATTCCTTGCTTGAATACGCACCTTGTTTTTAAGGTAGTATTCTTTAAAGTAATTATTGTTTTGTTTCCCATTTGTGTGGCTTTCCATTTTTTATAATATCAGTGATGCCTGTATATTGACACCATCTCTCTATTATAACATCTGTATATTTACAGTCCAACTCCATACCGTAACAGATACGCCCTGTCTTCTCTGCTGCTATGAGGGTAGAGCCTGAGCCGAGGAATAAGTCCATTACTATATCGTCAGCCTTACTTGCGTGCTTAATAGGCTTCTCACATAGCTCAACAGGTTTAGCTGTTGCGTGGTCTTTGTTCCTTCCCATCTCACGCTGTAGTCGCCATATATCCTGGTAATCTAATCCGTAACGGTTTAATATCTCGGGTTTTCCTTTCTTCCCAACAATACAAAGCTCATATGTAGACTTGTAGTCACTCCCTAAGCCGTGTACTTTCTTATCCCATACAATTACATTTTTTACATCCATATGCTTCTCCATCTCGCTGCGTATGTCTCCGACTCTACGCCAGTCAATAAACACATAAAAAGCGCAGTCTCCTTTTGTGAAAGCAACATAAAGTGCAAAGAAGTCACTTAAAAAAGTAGCCCATTCCTCGTCTGTATAGTTGTCGTCAAACATATGAGAAAGCCTGGCTTTCTCATTAGTCTTCTTCTTCCCCCAATCATAATCAAAGGTAGTGTTCTTTCCTCCCATTCCTGTGTTATAAGGCGGGTCAGTCACAACTATATCCGCAAGATGCTTATCCATCAGCTTCTCCACATCATCAACCTTTGTACTATCTCCACAAAGCAACCTGTGTTGCCCTAGCTCGTACAAGTCCCCTAGTACACTTTGTGGTGTCACTGGTACGTCAGGTACTACATCGTCAGCTTCGTCTGGTTCAATCAGTAAGTCCATGTCAAAGCCAGTAAGCGGTGCTAATTCCTCTAGTGTCTTTAGCTCCTCAATTACTAAGGGCATATCCCACTCGGACTCGTTTAGCTTGTTGTCAGCTAGGCGGTAGGCGTTGGATTGCTTCTTAGTAAGGTCGGCAACACGCACCATGTCGTCTGTTATCTCCATACCTAGATGCTTTAGAGCTTCGTATCTACCGTGACCAACTATGATTACACCTTCTTTGTCTACTACAATCGGTTGGTGCATACCAAATTCTTTAATAGATGCAGCTACCTGTTCTATTTGTTTTTTTGGGTGCTTCTTGGCGTTCTTGGCGTAGGGTTTGATTTCCACCATAGATTATTATTATTTAAATTTACGCCGCCAACGAGGGTCGAACTCGTCTGGCTTCTGTGTGTACTCTAATCAGTCGGAAGGGCTGAGTGGAGTTTATATAACAAATATGCGGTGGGAGTACACAGAGAGCAGTTACCACTAAGGGCGGCAATTTGCTGATGTGGTGTTTCAAGGCCCCCTATATAGAACGTTTAATCTATCTTTAAAACAGGGGTCTCAGGGCATTTACACAGAGCAGTCTTTATACGTTGACTGGCTTGCGATAGCGCCTCAAAACATCACACCAACTCCTTGTATTATACCTTGTTAGGTGGGGTTTTGTCTAGTTAGGTTATCAACAGTACCTCTATCTCCGTTCTAGGATTCTCTTTATCGTAAAACTTCTGTACTGTCAGCTTAGTCACTTGACTGTCATCTTCATAAACTATCTCACTCATAGCATCTAAAAGGATTTTGAGGTGAGCATCTATGTCACGCTTGCGTTTATCTCCATAAAAGAGGTCTATGTGTAGTTCTACGATGCCACTGAGAGGGGCTGTAGTCCATTTTAAGCGTATTTCCTGTGCTAGTGCTAGCTTTGCATCTCTGTACTTGCTAGAGAGGATATTACGGCCTCTAAAGATACCAAACTTTTGGTTGATTGGAACTGGTTTGGTGTACAGAACTATCATGGTTACATTCTATCACGCTCTTTTTGTAGTAATCGTACAACATTTGCTTTTCAATACTTGGCCAGTCAAAGGACTCTTTTGTTATTGATGTCCATAGCTCGGCAAACTCTGGTTGGATGTTCTTAATGTCGGTGGTGGTCTGTTGTGAGGTGCTGGTCTTTCCTGTCTTGGCTTTAAGGATTGCTCGCCAGGTAGACTTTACAAACTCAGCGTCTACTTCGGGACGGTGTTGCTTTATCATTTCCATAGACATAGCCATATCAATACCATGAGCGACACAGTGGTCTGCTATCTGTTGGAATAGCTTGTGGTAGCTTTTCTCTTGTTGTCTTGATTTAGTTTTCTCTATGGGTTCCATAGGGTGTTAGTCTTTTATATATTAAGGTTCTGATGTGCTTTCGCCTGTAGGTGATAGGATTTGAACCTATGGCCTCTCGTAACGAGTTTACTCTACCAGATTGAGCTACTTTTGTCCTACAGGCGACAACACACCAGCTTCTCTAGTCTTAGAGATTGTTTTCTTAATGTTACTTTCTTCACTACTGTAGTATAAGTGTTTTCTGTTTGTTTGTGTTGGGTGTGTGGGGATAAGTTTATCTATCTTTCTGGTACTTGATTTCACCTATGCCCTGGACTGTAGCTGTAACTTCGTAAGTGTCTTTACACTCACAAATCTTAAATTTCTCATGCCACTTTCCCTTTTGGCATTTCCATTCACCGTTTTTACGACGTTGTCTTTCTTCTATAGCTTCTACAGAAAAGACACCAAGCACTTCAAATACGTTTACTAGCTGGCCAGAAATCTTTATAAACTTATTGTTTGAGTTTTGCAAGGCCTTCTCTAAATCTTGTACTCGGTCTTCGTCTATCCATAATTCTGTACCACCTCGAATAGAAACCATTGATTGTCGTTTTGCTAGTTCATTCATATTTCTGCTATTTGGTTACGTCCAGTATTTTTTGCTGTGTAGTCGGCTATTTTACGTCTAGCCCAGCCTTGTAAAGTGGCATAGTGGTTTTTGTACTTCTTTCCGGTGGAGCTCATGTAGGTGTCAAGCTCAGCGATGAGTTGTCCTACCACCTGTTCGTTGAGAGCATCAACCAACTTTTGGTGCTCGTCATCCGTTAGGAGTACCAACTGAAACTCACCGTAAGACTGTTTGTTGTCTCCACCCAGCTTTTCTTTTTCGATAACCTTAATCTCTTGAGAGAGACCCCTTACTGGTTTTTTCGGTGTAGTAGAGTTAAGTAAAGTAAGGTTAAGTAAGGTTAAGTTAAGTAGACCAGTCTGTACCCAGCCTGTCACAGCCTGTGTTATACCTTGTGGTAACTCTTTAAATATCCTTTCACAGCCTTGTATAATGCTCGGATTTAGTGATTGGTTTTTAATATGATTGACAATAACTATCCAATCTTCAAAACGAAGTATTTTTTTGTCTCTTTCAAACCTTTTTAGGATAGTTTCGACTACTTCGACATCATAACCAGTCTCGAAACCAATCCTTTTTGCTCTAATTTCATAAACTCCTGCCACATTACAAAGTGGATTTGTTAGAAGATATATAAATAACAACTTTTCATCTGGGGTCAACTTTTCGATGTATGTGTCAGTCCAGAAACTGTCTCGAATTATTCTTTGTTTACTCATAAACTACTAAAAAAAGGCAACTCTACAGAAAGTGGGAGTAACGTTGGTATCTTCGCGTACCAATGGGGTTGCCCCCTCCCTCTCTCTGTACAACTGCCTTGTGATTAAGCGAAGAAGATTTATAACATATTCAAAAGCTCGTTACAACTATTTGAATAGCTATATTATAACACAACGTATGATGACATATTGTAGCCGTACTTGTGGATAAGCTATTACAAAATTTCTAGCTTGTGTTTTATATCATTATTTTGTTACCGCTTCTAAGTACTGCACTACTACACCATTCTCTACCCTGTAGCGGGGCTTCAGTGACGTTGTCGGGGTATACCAGTAGAACACTGTACCTTTTACCACGTCACGTTCTAGCTTGCCGTCTTCGTGTAGTTCTCTTAATCTTCGACTGGAATTACTGGCCTTGTACGTGGTGCTGGCGGCTACTAGACGTTCTATCTCGCCCCCACTAATGTGTACACCTGGGTGCTTTTGATAATAGGCTAGTATTCTTTCAGATAATGATTGCTTTTTCATACTTGTATTATAC